GTATTTTTAGATTTTAAGCATTTACTAATCTTGCCTGCCCATGCAATGCAATAAACGCCAGCTATCGGAAGTTGTCGGTGTATCGACACAGGCTATCACCCAGTGGCAAAAGCACCCGAATTTTCCCATCAGGGCCGCAGGTAAGCGCGGCGCGGGGAATGTGTACGAGACCGCAGACGTTATCCGCTGGATGTGCCGCCGGGAAGTCGAGAAGCTGACAACCGGATCGCAAGGCGAGCGACTGGACCTGGAAGCCGAGCGCGCCAGATTGGCGAAGGAACAGGCCGACAAAACCGAGCTGGGCAACAAGGTGTTGCGTGGTGAGCTGGTCCCGGTTACCGAGCCTGCCGCCTTGCTGGAAAAGGTCATTGTGGCGTTTCGCTCGCGCGTGTTGTCGATTCCGACGAAAGCCGCACCGCATGTCCACGGGTGCAAAACCCTGTCCGAAACCCGCGACGAGCTGGAAAACGCACTGTATGACGCACTCAACGAACTTGCACAGCTTGATGTCGCTGTACTCGGAAATACAGCGGGTGGTTTCGATGGTGAAACCGCCACCGAAACTGACAATCAGCCAGTGGTCGGACAGGTACCGGAAACTCAGCCCGGAGAGTAGCGCCGAACCGGGCCAGTGGCGCACGGATCGCGCGCCGTACCTGCGCGGCATCATGGATGCCTTGAGTGATCCGCGCTATGAGCGGGTCGTTTTCATGAAATCCGCGCAGACCGGCGGCACCGAGATCGCCAATAACGCGGTCGGGTATTACATGCACCAGGACCCGGCCCCGATGTTGCTGGTGCAGCCGACCCTGGATATGGCCAAGGCGTGGTCGAAGGACCGGCTGGCCCCGATGCTGCGTGATACTCCTGCGCTCGGCGGCCTGGTGAAAGAAAAGCGGGCGAAGGACTCGGAGAACACAGTCTTACACAAGACTTTTCCCGGTGGCCATATCACGATGGCCGGGGCGAATTCTCCGGCCTCGCTGGCCTCAAGGCCGATCCGGATCACGATCTTTGACGAGGTGGACCGCTTCCCGCCGTCTGCCGGGCCAGAAGGCGACCCGGTGAGCCTGGGCCGCAAGCGCTCGACCACCTTCTGGAACCGCAAGTCACTGGAAATCTCAACCCCGACCGTGAAAGGCGCATCCAGAATCGAGCAGAGCTTCGGCGAGAGTACGCAGGACCAGTACCATGTGCCGTGTCCGCACTGCCAGGAGATGCAGACGCTCAAATGGGCCAATTGCAAGTGGCCGGACAACGAGCCGGAAAAGGCGTTTTATGCCTGCGAGCATTGCGGCGGGGTGATTAACGATGCCGACCTGCCCGCGATGCTCAATGCAGGGGAGTGGGTGTCGGCACAGCCTGAAAAAGCGGTGCGTGGCTTTCACATCAACGAACTGTACTCGCCCTGGGTGACCTTCGGGCAGATGGCATCTGCATTTATGCAGGCCAAGCAATTTCCCGACACGCTCAAGACCTGGGTCAACACCGCGCTGGGTGAGACCTGGGAGGAAGAAGGCGAGGCACTGGCAGACGGCCTGCTGTCTGACCGCGTTGAGGTTTACGACAGTGAGGTGCCGGAAGGCGTTGTGGTCCTGACCTGCGGCGTGGATGTCCAGGGCGACCGGCTGGAAGCCGAGGTGCTGGGCTGGGGTGATGGTTTCGAGCAGTGGGGCGTGCGGTACACGGTTCTGTATGGCGATCCGTCCGGCCCGCAACTCTGGGCACAACTGGATCAGTACCTGGCAACGCAATTCAGGCACGCCAGTGGTGCCGAGCTGCGTATTGCGGCGACCTGTATCGACTCGGGTGGCCATCACACCCAGCAGGTGTATGCGTTTTGTAAACCGCGCTACCGGCGGCGGGTGTATGCGGTCAAGGGTGTTGGTGGTGGTGGCAAACCGCTGGTCGGGCGTCCGTCAAAGTCTAACCAGGGCAAGCTGCCGCTGTATCCCGTAGGTGTGGACACGGCCAAAGAGCTGATTGCGGCGCGCTTGCAGATCAACGAGCCGGGGCCGGGCTATGCCCATTTCCCTGACAGTTACCCGCCGGACTATTTCGATCAGTTGACGGCTGAAAAGTGCGTTACACGCTACACGCGCGGGGTGCCGTCCAGGGTCTGGGTGAAAAAATCAGCCGGTCGGCGTAACGAGGCATTGGATGTGCGCGTTTACAACCATGCCGCGTTTGAAATTCTAAACCCGAATATAGCCGTTTTGCGCAAGCGGCTGGTGGTTGACGAGCAACCCGAGCCGGTCGAGGAGCAACCTGCTCCGACTACACGCAAACCCCGACCACGCGGGCGGCGCGGTGGTGGCTTTGTGAATGGATGGCGATAAATGGATACACCGACAACCGAGCCGACTGAAGTCACCGCAGGCGATACCGTCAAATGGACGCGCACGCTGTCGGATTACCCGGCGGGTACGTGGACGCTGTCGTATACGTTGGTCAACTCGGCATCGAAAATCACGATAACGGCCAGTGCGTCCGGCACCGATCACTTAGTCAGCGTGACACCGGCCACATCGGCTGCATGGAGTGCGGGCCTGTATGACTGGCAGGCTTATGTGACTGACGGGACAGACCGCTACCAGGTAGACAGCGGTCGGCTGACGATCCACGCCAATTATGCAGGCGTGACCACGCTGGATGATCGCTCCCACGTTAAAAAAACACTGGATGCAATCGAGGCGGTTATCGAAGGCCGCGCCAGCCAGTCACAGCAAAGCTATACGATAAACGGGCGCAGTCTGACACGCATTCCGCTGGCAGAGCTGTATGAATTCCGCAAGCAATACAAGGCCGAGTATGCCGCCGAGCTACAGGCCGAGCGCATCGCCAACGGTATGGGCAGTGGTCGGCGTGTATTGCTCAGATTTAACGGGTAACGTGCATGTGGCCATTTGGGAAGAAAAAGCCGGTCGAGCAAGAGTCCTACACACCCAGCCCGCAGCAATTGCGGCATCGGAATTTTATCGCTGCCGAGGAAAGCCGCCTGTTTTCGGGCTGGACAACGCACAGTGCGTCGATCAATCAGTATCTTGAGCGAAATCTGACCGCTTTGCGCGCGCGCTCACGCGAGCAGGCGCGCAATAACCCGCTGGCGCGGCGTTATGTCTCGTTGATGAAAACCCACATCGTGGGCGCTAACGGCGTGTCGATCCAGGCGCGCACACTGCGCAACGGTGAGCTGGACACCCCGGCCAACGATGCCATCGAGGCGGCGTTTTCCGATTGGGCGAATAATCACGCCGACTATGACGGCAATTTGAGTTTTGCCGAGATTCAGTCCCTGGCGATTGGTTCGGCGGCAACGGACGGCGAATTTGTCGTGCAAATGCACGACACCGGCCCTTATGGCATCCAGCTACGTGTGCTGGACGCCGAGCGGCTTGATGTCACAAAAAACCGGCAGGAGGCTAACGGCAACATAACCCGGCTGGGCATTGAGCGGCGCAACGGTCGCCCGGTGCGTTATTACTTCAAGGACACCGACAGCAGCGGTAATTATGTCGGCTCAAGGCACCTATCCGTACCCGCCCGGCGCATTTTGCATGGTTTTTTGTGTGAGTGGGTCGATCAGTACCGGGGAGTGCCGTGGATGTATGCGTCTTTGCACCGGTTGAAAATGCTGGACGGGTATGACGAGGCGGCCATTACTGCCGCGCGCGCTGGCGCTGCCAAGATGGGATTTTTCCAGGAGGATGGCGGCGGTGAGTATGTCGGCGATGAAACCGACGAAAACGGCAACATTATCTCGGACATGGAAGCCGGTACGCTGGAGCGATTGCCGCCTGGCGTGCAGTTCAACGCCTTCGATCCCAACTATCCGCACGAGCAGTACACGCCGTTCACGAAAAAGGCATTGAGGGATGTCGGTGCGGGTTGGGATTTGTCATACCCCACCTTGAGCGGCGACCTTGAAGGCGCGAATTATTCCAGTATCCGCTGGGGTGGACTGGATGAGCGCGAGATGTTCAAGGCGCGCCAGCAATGGTTTATTCGCTCGTTTGTGCGACCGGTGTATGAGGAGTTCATTCGTAACTCTGTGCTGCGCGGTGCCATCCAGATCGGCACGCGACCGCTACGCCGACCCATACAGGAATACAAACTCGCGCATTACCAGGGCAAACGCTGGCCTTGGGTTGATCCTGAAAAGGACATGAAAGCACACGGTGAGGCCATTGACCGTCAGATTCGGTCGGAGTCCTCGATTATCCGTGAGATGGGCGAAGACCCCGAAACGGTGTGGCGGCAGATCAGGCGCGACAGGGATATGAAAGCACAGCTTGGAATCAGTGAGGTAACCAATGACGATCAATCTGAAAACACTGCCGACTGAAACGCTCACCCGCGAGTTGCAGCTTAACGAGCGAGCGATTGACGAGGAGGCGCGGACTGTCGAGCTGGCTTTTTCGTCCGAGGAACCTTACCAACGATCCTGGGGTATCGAGGTGCTGGATCATTCGCCGGGGAGTGTGAGGCTCGACCGGCTCAATGGTGGTGGCGCGGTACTCGTAAACCATGACGCTGACGACCAGGTCGGCGCTGTTGTATCGGCACGGATTGACCAGGACCGGGTGGGCCGGGCGGTGGTCAAATTCAGCCAAAGTGAACGCGGTCAGGAGATATTTCAGGACATTGTCGACGGCATCCGGTCGCTGGTGTCCGTTGGCTACATTGTCCACAAATGGGCGGTCACCAAGCAGGACGGTGTCGAGCATGCCCGCGCTGTGGATTTCGAGCCAATGGAAATCAGCGTGGTATCCATACCCGCAGACCCGACTGTCGGCATTGGCAGATCTCTTGACGATGAAATTAGAGCAGAATTGAAAGAGGAAATTGCAATGACTGAAGAAATCAAGCAGGAAATACCGGTTGAACCACCGAAGCCCGACCCAAAAGCTGTAGAGGCTGAAATGAGCCGTCTACGTACCGCAGAACGCGAGCGCATGGACCAGATACAGTCTGCCGCTGACGAGTTTGACGCTTATGAGCTGGGCCGTCAGGCCATTAACGATGGCTGGTCGTATGATCGCTTTAACCGGGAGCTGTTGAGCGTTGTCGGTCAGCGCAATGCAGAAGCGCGGGGCCGGGTTGAAGAGTCCGGTGATGTCGGCCTGTCGAACAACGACAAGCAGCGTTACAACCTTACGCGCCTGATGCACGCCCTGGCCTATCCCAATGACAGGTCAGCACAGCAGGCGGCGGCTTTTGAGCTTGAGGTGTCTGACGAAGGCTCCAAGAAGTTCGGCAACGACTTCAAGGTGCGCGGTGCGTTTGTGCCGCCTGAAGTCCTGAAACGCGACCTGTCAGCCGGTACGGCCACAGATGGTGCTGAACTGGTGGCCGATAACCTGTTGGCTGGCAGTTATATCGAGGTGTTGCGCAACTCGATGGTGACCGCGCAGGCCGGTGTGACCATGCTGCCGGGTTTGGTTGGCAATGTGGAAATCCCGCGCCAGACCAGCGGAGCGGCATCAACCTGGATCAGTGCAGAGGATGGTGATGCGACCGAGAGCGATCCTCAGTTCGACCAGGTGACCTTGTCGCCGAAGGACTTGGCTTGCTACACCGAGGTTACTCGTCGTTTGATGCTGCAGTCGACCCCGGCCATTGAGGGTATTGTCCGTAACGACCTGGCTATTGCACAGGCACTGGGCATCGACCTGGCCGTCTTGTATGGCTCGGGTGCAACCGGTCAGCCCACAGGCGTGGCCAATCAGACCGGCATCAACACGTTCACTTTTGCCGGTGCTGGTCCGACCTTTGCCGAAACCGTGCGCATGGTCAAAGAGGTCATGACCGACAATGCCTTGATGGGTAGCCTGGCGTACATCATCGACCCCGCTGGCTGGGAAGATGCCATGACAACCAGCAAGGATACCGGGTCCGGTCAGTTCCTGATGTCCGAAAGCGGCACCATCAATGGCTATCGCTCACTGGTATCAACCCAGGTCACCGCAGAGGACTGGTTCTTTGGTAACTGGGCCGATGTGCTGGTTGGCGAGTGGGGCGGTCTGGAGATCAACGTTGATCCCTACACCCACAGCCTCAAGGGCAAGGTGCGGTTTATCACCTTCAAGACGGTCGACGTAGCTGTTCGCCATCCGACTTCGTTCATCCACTGCAACGATACACCGTAATCTTTAATCTCGGTGTTAACCACTGAAACAGCGGCCAGCCTTCGGGCTGGCCGTCAACTTCAAGGCAATGGGCGAATGAAAATACTTGTGACCAAAAACACCGTTTGTGGTGGTGAGCGCGTCAAGAGCGGATCGGTTATTGATGCCAGCGATGCCGAGGCGCGTTTTTTAATGGCTATCGGCAAGGCAAAGAAAGCGCCGGTCGCACGAAAGGCAAAGGCGAAATCGTCAGATGGCGTTCAGTGAAGACACCAGCGTCTTTTTTGATACGGCTGATTTCGGCGAGTCTGCGACCTACTGCTATACGTGGGGCGGGCAAGCTGACATCAGCGTCATTGTCGACACCAATGCTGAATTGTTTGGCGCAGGATACAGTGAAGTATCCGACCGCCGGACGGTAATAAGTTTGCAAAAAGCATCCGTTGAAGCTGTGACAAACGGCGATCAGATCATTGTCGGTGATGCCGTGTATACAGTGGATGCATTGATAAACGACGATGGGAAAATACTGGACGTATCCGTCAAATGAGTACCGCCGTCAAAGATGCCCTGTCCGTCATCATCACCCGTTTATCGGCGATCTCGACCGGCAGCGGGTACAACACCGATGCGGGCAGCCAGGTCTATGCCGGTGTGCGGTATTTCCAGGATGACAGCACGTTCCCGCTGATTACCGTTTTCAGTGGTGACGAAATCCCCGAGAAACTGACCTATAACCGCTACCGCGCCGAGCGTGCGGTGAATGTCGAGTGTTACGTGCAGGATGCCAGCACGCCTACGGTGAGCATCGAAGAACTGATCGAGGATGTGCAAAAGGCCATCGAGCTGCCCGACACCACGCTCGGTGGTGCTGTTGAGGTCATTGACTATGCGGGTATCAGCGAAGTGGAGCCGAGCGAGGCGGGTTCGGACATTACCGCTGCGCGCATCAACTACGTGCTGACCTATAGCCGCGACTATGGAGCTTAAGTCATGAGCGAAACCGTCAAGGTGCGCCTGCCAACGAATCTGGGATTAAAACGCTGCGGGGATTACATACCCGGCGAAGTGTACGAAGTAGAGAAAGCCGAGGCCGAGAGGCTCGTCAATGTAAAACGGTTCGAGATTGTCGAGCCTTCAGCAGAAGAGGATTAAACCATGCCACAAGCGCGCGGCACGCAAACCAGTACCGTACTGGTCGAGGAAAGCACTTACAACACCGTCCCCGGTACGCCTGCCGGGCAGTTGCTGTACATTACCGGCAACACCATCCAGGCGCAGCAGAACCGGCTGGACTCCAACACGCTGTCCAGTTCACGCGAGCGGACAGCCCCGTCTGCGGGTAACATCAACGTGGCGGGCGACCTGTCGTTTGAGCTGGGCGCTGAATCCCTGGGGACTGTGATGAAGCACATCATGGGTACCAATGTCACCACCGGTGCTGACCCTTACGTTCACACGATGGAGCTGGGCGATCTGCCCGCCGGTTTTATCATCGAAAAGGACTTTGGTTCCAATATTTCCGGCAACCGTTACCAGTATTACACCGGCTGCCGGGTGGCCAGTGCCAGTTTCGACTTTCCGGTGGAGGGCTTTGCAACCGGCACGGTATCGGTGATCGGTTCCGGTGAAGTGGCCGACTCCAGCCCGCTGGATGCCAGCGTGGATGATAACGGCCACACCTCGTTTTCGGCCTTTGATGCCAGTATTCAGGAAGGTGGCGGGGCCATTGCCGTGGTCAAGAGTGCCACCATCAACGTGGACAATGGACTGGATGATTCGGTCTATGTAATCGGTGGTGCGGGCACCCGCGCAGCCTTGCCCGAAGGCTTCGGCACGGTTACCGGTTCCATCACGGCACTGTTTGACAGCGTGACGCTGCTCAATAAAGCCATTAACGGCACCGAGTCCAGCCTGCAAATCACGCTCAGTCGTGGTGACGGCCTGGGTAGTTCCGGCAATGAGTCCATCGACTTCACGGTGAACCAGTTGCTGTACGAGCGCACATCCCCGCCGATCACCGGACCACAGGGTATCGAGATCACGCTGCCGTTTAAGGCATACCTGTCCAGCTCGACCAGTGCGCTGGGCGTTGTGATCAAGAATGCGGTGGCAACTGTCTGATGTTCAAATTTGCCAAGTCGAGGCGGGTTTTATGGCCGGTAAAGATTTCCGTGCCGTCCGACACTGGCAGCGGAGAGGTCACCGAGCATACAGTCAAGGTGCTGTATGAGTTGCTGACCCGATCCGATGTGCAGCGTGTTCAGGAGCAGCCCGAAATCGGGCAGGATGTCTTGCAAGCCAAAATACAGGGCTGGGAAGGCATCGCGGACGAGGATGGTGAGACGCTTGAATACAGCCCCGAGGCATTGCGTGCCTTGCTGGATGTGCCGTACATCGAGCGGGCCTTTTCTGCCGGTCTGTTGCAGGCCAGCAATGGAGCGCCTGCAAAAAACTGACAAGCTGGGTCCGGTGGGTAACCAGTGCGGACGGTATCGGGCCTGGCTATTGCGAAAGCTGCCGTCTGAAACGCAAGTCCGATCAACCCTGCGTGGACTGTCCCGAGCCTGAAATCCTGCCGGAAAACTTCGAGGCCGTGCAGGTGTTTTCGGCCTGTTCAACCCAATGGCGGCAGACTTTCAGCGGTCTGCGTTCGGGGCTGGACTACAGCGCCGTTGAAACCCTGATGCGGCTGTACGATGTGCAGGACAAGCCGGATGTATTTCAGCGCATCCAGATATTGGAACGCGCACTGATAGAAGTGGATCGAGAGCGACATGCCGAAAGCTGAAGTCTTACGAGTCCGGCTTATTGCCGATGGCGCGGGCCAGGTCCGTGCCGAGATGGCCGGTGTCGAAAAGTCATTCGGCAGTCTTGAAAAAACCTCCGGCAGCCTGTCCAAGTCACTGGGCGGGCTGCGGGGTGTCTTTGGTTTGTTATCCGGTGCCGCAATCGCGGGCGCTGTCAAATCTTCCCTGTCCTTTGCTGATTCCATCGACAAGGCCGCCAAGGCGGCGGGTGTAGGTGCTGAATTCCTGCAAGAGCTACGCTTCGCGGGCGAGCAGCTCGGCGTATCTAACCAGCAGGTGGACGAGGGTTTCCGCCGCTTCACACGCCGTCTCGGTGAGTTCGTCAACTCCGGGGGTGGTCCTGCCAAAAAGGCCATTGAAGACCTGGGCGTGTCCATTACGGATGTGCAGGGTAATTTCCGTGGCACCGAGGCCGTCTTTGATGACTTTGTCGCCAAGCTCCAGGGCATGTCCTCGGATGCCGAGCGATCCGCTTATGCGGCGCAGCTCTTTGGTGATGATGCCGGTCCCAAGCTGGCTTTGTTGCTCAATGAGGGTGCCGAGGGCATCGAAGCCTATCGGCGCGAGTTGCGCGAGATGGGCGGGGTGCTGTCCGATGACGTGATTGCCAGCGCGGTCAGCGCGCAGGATCAACTCGCCAAGCTGTCTACCGTCATGCGCGCGCAGTTCTCGACTGCGCTGGTTGAGCTTGCGCCACTGCTTGAAAACTTCTCCAATAATGTTTTGCGTGCCAGCCGGGTGGTGGCTGACTTCTTTGACGGGTTCAGGGATGTCAGCGAGCGCACCAACCTGCGCACTTTGCGCGATGATCTGGACGAGGTTAATGCACAGATCATCGAGGTAACCGAGCGGCTGAATAGACCGGCAGGGCGTGGACAGTTATCTCGCGCCAAAAGCCGCGAACTGCTGGCCGATCTGGTTGCGCAGCGTGATGCGCTGGCCGAGCAAATTCGCGCGCTGGAGAGCAGCGAGAAAGCCACCGAGGAAGTCGGCAAGGCAGCGGGTGCCGCCGCACCGGCAGTTGCGGCACTCGGCAAGGCGTCAAAGGACTCGGCCAAGGGCGCAAAAGAGGCACGCGATGCGTATGCCGACCTGGCCACGCAGCTTGAGCGCGAGAATGATGAGCTAACCCGTCAGCTGGACGCCACACGCGAAAGTGTCGAGGCCGGGGAAGCGGTTGCCGATACGCTCAAGACCGAAAACGAGCTGCGCGCCAAGGGCATCGACCTGACCACCGAGTACGGTCAGACCCTGCTGGAGGCCGCCGAGGAAAACAACGCGCTCAAGCGCGAGATTGAAGATACCGCGCAGGCGCACCGCGATGTCGCACAGGCGGCCAAGGATGCCGCACGCGAACAACGGCAGGCTGCTGCCAATGCTGCCGCCGAGCTGGCCAAACCCTTCGAGAACGCCATCCGTGGCATTCAGGACAGCTTCACCGATGGCTTCCGGGAAATGCTTGACGGCAACGTCAAGGACTTCGAGGACTTCGGCGACACCCTGCTGAATATTTTTAAGCAGACGCTGGCCGAGATGGCCACGCTGGCCATTGCCAAGCCGATCATTGTACCGGTGGTGCAGACCCTGGCCGGTGGGCTGGGTATTCCCGGTGCCGGTGGTGCGTTGGGCAGCCAGTTCAGTGCTGCCGGTGGCGGGTTCGCGGGCGGCTTTGCACTCAGCCCTCTGGGTGCAGCCGGGTTGGCCGGTGCGGGGGGCTTGCTGGGTGGCTATGCGCTGACGGGTTCGACAGCCGGGGCGCTCGGTGGCGGGTTCGGTGGCGTAGCGGGTGGACTGGGCGGCGTCCTGCTTGCGTCCGGCTCGGGTGGCACCTTCGGCGCGGCGGTCGGTGGCACGCTCGGCTCTGCGGCCCCGGTTGTCGGCACGGCTATCGGTGCCGCAGCCGGTGCCATCATTGCAGATAAACTCTTCGGCCCCGGCAAGGACAAGCAAAAGATCGGCTTTGAGAATGTCGCTACCGGCGGCATTGTCTCGGCGTTTGGCGGCATCAATGTCACCGCCGCTGCGAATTTGAATGAGCGGCAGCTTATTGATGCGCTGGTCAGCCTGGATTCGACCATTGCGCAATTGCTTACCGCTTCGCAGGTCGGGCAGGTATCCGCCGGGCTGGTGGGGACCGGACAATTCCGCAGCCGCTCCAGCTTCAGCGGGCAGGACACGTTCGAGGTCGTCTACACCCGCCTGGAGCGCATCTTCGACTCGCTCGCCCTGGGCGGTCAGTTCGATGCGCTGGCTTCTGGGATAGAGCGCACCGAGGCTGGTATACAGCAACTGACCGAGGCGACCGTAGCCTTTCTGGCCGAGCGCAACGCGCTGTCGGACATGGCCAATGAGCTGGCCGGGATCACCGAGCCTGCCACCGGGGCGGCCAAGGCGCTTGAAGACCTGCAAACCCGTTTCGAGGGCTTGCAGGCCGATGCTGACCGGCTGGGTTTTGGTGCGGAGCTGGACCAGCGACTGCTGGAAGGTCACGCCCGTCAGATTGAGCTGCTGCGCGAGCAGTTTTCCGAAGGCATCACCGATGCGATCACCGGCATCCTCGACCCGATGCAGGCGGCGCTCAATGACTTTGCTGACATCGCACAGCAGCGCCTTGAGGATGCGCAGGCGCTCGGGCTTGAGACGTTTGCGGTCGAGCAGCTTAACCAGCTCCAGCGTCAGCAGATCATCGAGCAGTTTAACGGCTCGGTCGCCGGGACTACGGACCAGTTACTGCGCACGCTGGCCAGCCTGCAAACCTTTGTCAGCCCGCTCTCGGATGTCGAGCAGGCGCTGTATGACCTGCAAACCACCTTTGCCACACTGACCCAGCAAGCCTACGCCCTGGGGGCCGGTAACCTGGTGCCCAACATCTACCAGGCGCAGGTGGCAGCCGTAGAGCAGGTACGCCGGGAGTTTGTCGACAACATAGCGATTGGTATCGCCCGCATCGAAAACCCGCTACAGGCCGCTCTGGCTGAGTTTGACGCGCTGGCCGATCAGCGCCTGGCAGATGCCCGTAAGCTGGGCATTGACCTGACCGATGTCTACCGGCTCAACGCGCTGGAACGCCAGCAGGTCATTGAGCAATTCGCCCAGGCCGCTAATGACACGCTGTTCAGCCTGTCAGACACCATTGCCGACTTTGCCGACCGTGAATTGATCCCGGCCTTTGAGTCGGTATCTGAATACCTGCAAAGCCTGAGCCTGAGTGATCTGTCGACGCTCAATCCACTGGAAAGGCTGTCCGAGGCACAGGGCCAGTTCGATCAGTTAGTATCCGATGCGTTTGCCGGTGACCTGGACGCGGTGCGCGACCTGTCGGGCGCGGCTTCCAACCTGCTGGGCGAGGCGCGGGATATATTCGCCGGGACCGAGCAGTACAAGGACATCTTCAGCGATGTCACTCAAACGCTGGAGAATATTCTCGGTTCCGCACCTGACATCGCTTTCGATCCGGTGGTCAATGAGCTGCAAGCGATGGGCGAATATTTGACCACGGATAACGCCGAGATCATCAACCTGCTGCGCAATATCCTGTCCGGCATTACCGGCGTGAGCGAGAATAACGACTTGCTCAAGGATACCCTCGACCGCCTTGAGGCCGCCGCATGACCACGTATGCGGAGCTGCTGGATAACCCGAGCATTACCCGTCAGTACCTGGCCATTTTCACGCCGGTGGACGGCACCGGGGCCAATCCCTTTTACCTGTACTTTTCCACGCACGGATTCCGCTCGGGGGCCAGTGACTCACCGCCCAGCACCTTGTTTGAAGCACGACTGAAGACGCCAATTAACTTCACTGACAAGATGTTTTCCGGCAATAACATCTTCGGTGGAACCAGTACCAGTTTCGGGGACATCGAGATCAATAACGCCGATGGTGCACTGGACGATTACCTGGAACTGGCCTGGGATGGCACGCAGGTGGACATCTACCTGGGTGGGCTGGATTTTGACCTTAATGACTACGAACTTGTGCAGAGCGCCATCATTCAGGATGTCATATGGAACCTGGAAAGCATCAGCATCAAGCTGCGGGATCGGCGCGCAGAACTGGAAGGGCCGGTACAGGAAGAGGTCTACGAGGTTGCCAGCGGGGTGGATGGTAATGCCAAGCCGCTGGTGTTTGGCAAGGTGTATAACATACAGCCAACCCTGGTCGATGAAACCAACCTGATCTACGAGTATGCCTATAACCCTGCGGGGACTCCAAGTCTGGACGCGGTGTACTTCAACGGCGTACTGGCCACGCTCACCACGGATTACACCGACAACGGGGACGGCACGTTTACCCTGACCGGCGACCCGCTCGGTCGGGTGACCTGTGATGTCGAAACCACGCACGGCAGCATCACCTATACCGGCACGGCGGCCAACCTGATTAAGTCCATACTGACCCACAAAGCCGGGTTTGTCTGGCCGGATGATTTTGACGAGACGGCCTTTGATGCGTTGGACTCGACAACACCCGCCGATACCAGCTCAGACCCGTCTGACTGGACGATGGGTGTATATATCAACGACACGCGCATCACCTTTGAGCAGGTGCTGGATTACCTGGCGGCCAGCGTAGGCGCGTACTGGACTTTTACGCAGGAAAACAAGCTGACGCTGAAAGAGATCAAGCTGGCTACCTCGTCAAAGGATATAGATGAAACCCTGATAAAGACCATCAAGCGTACCCGTACACCGATCCCGGCGCATCGGGTGACCTGCGGATATGCGAAAAATTACACCGTCATGGCTGAGTCTGAGATTGGTGCAACGTCAACCCGCAAGCAGTTTTCACAGTTTGAGTACCGGTATGTTTATCAGGAAAGCACCGATGTGTCGGACGCGCATCAAAGCCGGGAGCTGGCCATTGACGGGGCGTGGACCGTATCTGTCCCACCGCAACACCTGGCTACTCGTTTGCTGGCCTATTTTGGTGATGACCAGAATATCTATGAGGTGGTCTGTCAGGATGCCGGAACCCGGGTGCAGCTTGGCGACACCATCACCTTGCAGCATAGCCGCTTTAACCTGGATACGGACTACCTGGTGATCGGCACTGCGTACAACTCACGCACCAGCGAGGTCAAGCTGACCCTGCTCGGGGATAAGGATGCCACGCTGGCACAGAACCTGGTCGATACGCAGGATGTGTACGCCTATGGAAATACATCGTGGGTGTTGTACGGGGACGCCGAAGCGGTCGGCTATGAATCAGCCACATCCCCTGAGATGGTTAGCGCGGAGGTCGGCTGATGTCTAATGTAAGCATTGCCTACAACAACAAGATCGACAACGGCACGACTACCATCACCGCTTCGCATGAAGACTCCGGCGGGCTTGCCTATAACCTGCACCATGAGCAGCCGACAAAGCAGTGGATCAGCTCTGTAGGCACGCAGGTCTATACGCCAAACCTGCAAATAGACTTTGGTGCGTCCGTGTCCTTTGACATCGTGGCGCTGCTCGATACCAACATACAGAGCAGCGTTAATAACACATGGCGCATTCGCAGTTTTTCCAGTGCGGCTAACATGGCCGCCGGGACCAGTGCCACGTATGACAGTACAGCAGTGCGTTTTTCCAACGACTCACCAGACTATGCGTTTTCACACGGTGCGATGGTGGACAGCGGTTTTGTTGCTACGCAATACATGCGGATTGATTTTACAGCCATTGACCTTTTGAGCGGCGACAGCGTATCAGCCGGGCGGTTGATGGTGGGCGACCTGTTCCAACCGCAGATCAACATGAGCTATGGCGCGGCCATAAAATACAACGACGAAGCCAAAGCATCGCGGGCCAGTGGTGGTGCGCTGTACACCGTAGCCACATACCGTTACAGGACGCTGGAGTTTGAGCTGGAACACCAGGTCGAGGCCGATATGTTCGACAGCGCACTGATTATCGACCGGGACGAGGGCAAGACCGGCGATCTGTTTATCTGCCAGGACCTGGACCGCACAGACGGCATCACCGCCGTCAGTATCCACGGCAAACAGACAGAAACGCATGAGGTTATCAATACGCATTACCAGCGCTATAAAAAGCGTTACCAGTTCGAGGAAATGTTGTAATGGCCAAAAAGATCAAGGACGTTTTCACCGATAACCCGATTGCTGGCAACGATCAGACCGCAGAGTTTTATGTGCCTGTTGATCAGGGTGATGGGTCGGCGCAAGCCTACTCACGCGGACAACTGGCGTCAGCAATGGCCAACGAGTTGGGCATTACACCCAGCACCGGGACGCCAGTTTTCAAGGTGACTATCCAGCAGAACACGCTGACCTACGCAATCGCTGCGGTCAATGACATCACCTATACGCACTATGTCATCACGGTAAACGATGCAGCCACACCCTCGTGGCCAACTGACTTCACCAAGGGTTCCATCCCGGTCTTAGGAACGCTGTCAGCCTGGGCGGCTGAAACCCTGCGGTTGTGGGTGTACAACGAAAACACCACGACCATGAGCGAGATCAAAGACGCGAGTGGTGATTCAGGCATCACCGTCACCCCGATTGATACCCGCCCGCCCGCCTGGTCAGGCTCGGATTTTGGATTGCAGGCTGGCACGGATGCCAATACGCAGATCGAGTATCTGGTTATCCATCCGGTCGATCCCACACCAGGGTCCGGCTTGGCGTCAACTTTTTCAATCCACCGCAGCTATGATGATGTGCCTATCGTATCGGGGGTAACTCCATCGGGTGGGGCTTCGACCACCGGCACCATCTCGGGTTTGCTGCCGGATACGACCTATGCCTTGTATGTCCGCTGGGAGGATGGCGCAGGGAATATCGCGCAGTCCAGCGTGCAGTCGCTCAGCACAACCAATACAGGGCTGGGTGGTATTATTGAGCTGACCTCGGCCAGTTTCGAGGAGGACGAGGACACGGGGCCACTGGCTGTCACCCTCACGCGCACCAGCGGCACCAGCGGCGCGGTATCAGTCACGGTGACCACGATAGATCACACCGCCGTTGCCGGTACCAACTACACCGGGATCAGTGCGCAGACGGTCAACTTTGCCGACACGGTGGCCTCAGCCACGGTCAACGTCACCCTGTCGGATCAGTCGTCGGCATTTAATAACATGTTTGAAATCCAGATCGACGCAGGCTCAGAGACGGGCGGCTGTGTGATCGGTGATGTGGATGCGGCGCTGTGCAAGATTAACAGCTCGCTGTCTGGCCTGTCGGGCTGGCAGCAAGAGGACTCCGGTGACCACATCCTGTGCCTGGAGGCCGAGAATGCCGACACCATCGAGGCTGAATCAGGCGGGGAAACCTGGACGATTGTCAGCCCGTTTACCACACCGGCAGCGCGTAACAACGCGGTGGCCTCCTGTGTCGGCAATGCCAGCTATGGTGGTGCGTCCACGTATGATGACGACAGCCCGAAGTTACACTGGAACGTGTACCTCAACCATGCCGGGACTACCTATGCCTGGCTACGGTTGCGCACGGCGGGCGGCAGTGCGTCTGATGAAATCCACATGAACTACAACGACAACGCCAGCGGCGTGTCCGGGCTGCTGGGTTTCAAGGCTGACACGGTAAGTACCAGCCACTACATGAAGTGGTATAACCAGACCACCACCGGATCAGTGCGCAGTTTCACCACCACCACCGGGGCGCATACCCTGCAAGTGGTGCAGCAAAACCAGGGTGTGTACGTCGACGCCGTGCTGCTGACCAGCAATGCCAGCTATGACCCCAATACTGTTTTGGCAGGGGTGGGTCCGGCTGAAAGCGTAAATGGCACAGGGACGATCAACGACAACCCAGACAACCCCACCAGCCCCGGCGCACCGCCGGTCAGTGGCACCATCACCGCCAGTCTGCTCGTCCCGCATGACAACCAGGACATGGCCGTGACCAGTACGGAAATCGTGGCCTACTTCGATGGCGCGAGCGATTTTCGAACAACCGTCAAGCAGGTGCTGGTCAACGGCAACCCGATCTCAGGCTCATCAACCACGGGTGTGAACAGCCGGGGCGAGGGTTATATCCGGTTTGTCCCGGCCGCACCCCTGACCAATGCCACCAGTGGGGCGCCAGTCTACGAGCCGGTGTTTATCGGCACCTGCACCGATGAAAACGGCGACACCAAGTCCTATGACACTACCGGCTGGTCCTTTACCTGCATCGACACGACCGACACCAATGTGCATGTCTACGAGGACTTCAATCAGTACAGTGAAAATCACCTGTACACCGAGCAGGATGTGATTGATAACTTCAACGCGGGTGCATTAGGTTACAGGGACTCGGTCACGCACGGCCCTGACTATGGCACCATGAAGGTGGTCAGCGACCCTGAGGGTGCCAACAACATGGGCAAGGTCTTGCAGGCCACGCACCTGGCCGGGACGACCGTTTCGGATGCGTTCAATTTCCGTGCTGATATTCTCGATCAGGGCAGCGCTCCGTATGACGAGATGTTCGTGTCCGTAAAGATGTATCTGCCGGTCGGGCATATCTGGCCGGACATACACAAGCACGCACCGAGCCTGATTACCGGTACGTTATTGGAGGCATCCCACGCATTCGGCGTGATCCCCGACCCCGAGGGCAAGATCGCATTCACTACGCTGGGTGAGATGTTTGGTGGCACCGATTCACCGGATGGCGCACCGGTGGCATGGGGTACGCCGAAAGGCTCGCACGGCACAAACTTTTATGATGCGGTGACCACGCAAAAACCCGACTGGCATTCGATCACTGACATCACCCACGGCTGGCAGTCCGGCGGGGCGCGACCGGATGACTATCACATCATTACCGAGGGCAAGTGGTACCACATCGAATTCTACGTCAAGATGAATTCAGCCACCGGCACCACGGGAACCATCTATTCAGACGATGGCATTTCCCGCGCATGGATCGACGGGCGCATGGTGCTGAACATTACCGACAAGCGCTGGCGCGTGGTCGACACCATGCACATCGACGGCGCGTGGTTTTATGAACATTACAACTACCAGAACGCGCTGCAATGGGCGCCACTGCCCAGGGATGAGCATATCTACTACAAGGACTTTGTAGTATCGCGCAAGCCGGTAACGAATAATGACTCGTATTGAGTCTCCGAGTTGGCGTAGCTAGGGCAAAGCCCGAAAACGATTGGCCCATAACCAAACGCTGCTACGTCACTTGCAAGGAAAGACTGCACTTTATGGGGGTGCGGTTTTGTTAATCAAGGAGGCCGAAAATGGCTGACGATAGTTCGGAAATTGTGAAAGAGCAGAGTGAAAGCGTGGCAGCTGCCAACCTGAAAACGCTGGGTGATGGTCCTGCGTTCTACGCCAACATGGGTTACCAGCAGGCAATTGATGCTGCTGCTGGCTGGCGCACCATTAATCAGGCGATAGTGGGAAAGGTTGCAGAGGCAATCATCAGTACGGCACCAAGCGAGGGTGGGGCTGATGTTGCGGCATTGCAGCAGCTCATGAAGGGGGCGCAGACCACACCTCCAACCACGTCGTAAGCTGACGGCGCCGGTGGGACGGGCTGGCATACACTGGCCCGTTTCACCACTCAGGGACGTTAATTACAGGAGTTAGCCGATGAAAAATATTTCATTGTATATAGGTATGGTGGTCGCAGCAGAAGATGAGGACGGCGGTAAGTCTGTGCGCTATGTCGCGGGTGATGCGTGGCACGGGCTTGACGAGGAAATGCTGGTAATGGCCGAGACTGCGATGGTCAACGAAAAGCAGATGATCGACAAGTTTGATGACCTTTCGCTGGATGTTCGCAAGCTGTTTACCACCTTCGGACAGATGCGGGTTGCTGAACAGAAACAGAAAGGTAAGCAGGGCGTTTGATAATGGCGAGGGTCACACGGGCAGAAGTGAAGCGGTTTGTACTGTTCGAGCTTCTGCCCGCGCTGGCCGTTTACCTGCTGGCACTGGCCGCACTGCGCTGGATCATGGTGCATTGCACCCAGCACCAGTGGCCATTCCCGCCATGAACGAGGATGAAAAATACTGTTTGCTGGTGGACGTATTATTCATCTTCGCGCTGATTTTAAT